ACTATGCAATCCAAGAAACGCCGTAGCTATACGCCTTCTGGGTTAGAAGAGATAAACAGGAGAAACTACAGGTGGAACCTGTTGTACTGGGAGAACACCAAGAACTGGACTGGCACAACAACTACCCTTGCAGAGGATGAGTATGATTGATTACGCACAAGCAATACTGGATATAAAAGCGTTACGTGCTAAGGCATACGAAGCTATGCAAAAGCATGAGTGGGCTACCGCCTGTGACCTTGCTGACGAGATCATCGTAGCTGCACGCAAGGTGAAGGTGTACTGCCTTGACCAACTGGAGCAAGAAAATGCTGACCAACAAGAAAGAACTTAGAAAGGTATTGAAGGATGCCGAACGATGTGGCTGGGTGTTCACAAGGCGTAATAAGCATATCAAGGGCGTCCATCCTTCAGGCAAAACTACTACCGTTAGCGCGTCCCCTAGCGATGGCAGGGCAATTAACAATATAAGCAAAGACCTCGCGCTATGATAGATGACATCGAAGATGACGCTGAAGAAAACTTCAAGCAGAACTATGCCACGCAACTACACGCCATGATTACGGAGTGCATGTGGGGAGAGAACGGTCACCAAGCTATGTTGGTCATCGCGCATCCACGCAGCAGGACTGTATCTATGTACGCCGTAAATGCAAACGAGCATGACGCCCGAGAGATGCTGCTGTCTGCGGCTGAAGTGTATAGAAACATCAACCTTTCAGAAAGAGTCCTTAACTAATGGTTCCATATAAACGTATATTGGTATTGGACTTTGAAACAGCGTGGGATAAGAAAACGTACTCGCTGTCCGGTATGACAACAGAAGAATACATACGCAGTCCCAAGTTCAAGGCGTGGGGGGCTGCGTATAAGTATCTAGGAGATGACGAGGAGCCAACATGGGTTCCAGACTTCCAGCTTGTAAAGGTGTTCGACTCAATAGATTGGAGTGAGACTGCGGTACTAGCCCACAACGCGCAGTTCGATGCAGCCATACTAGCGTGGGTGTACGGGCATGTGCCGTGTTTTGTCTTTGACTCGCTTAGTATGGCGAGGGCGCTGCGTGGCGTGGAGCAGGGTAATAGCTTGGCTAAGCTGGCAGAGACATTTGGCTTTCCAGCGAAGGGAACCGCGCTCAGTAGCAGCAACGGGTACTTGGACACGCTACCCTTTGAGATAGCCGAGGAGTTAGCTGCTTACTGCAAGCACGATGTTGTCCTATGCGAGGGGATATTCAACAAGCTGATACCGGACTATCCGCCCAAGGAGTTACGACTCATCGACATGACGCTGCGTATGTTCATAGACCCCATGCTGCGGCTTGACCCGTACATGCTGAAGGAAGCTATTGCAGATGAGAAGGCTAGACGGGAAGGGTTGCTGGCTAAACTTAACATAGCTGAGTCAGACCTTGCCAGTAACGACAAGTTTGCCGAAGTGCTGCGCCAACTCAATGTGGAGCCACCCAAGAAGATAAGTAAGGTGACAGGCAAGGTAGCGTTTGCGTTCGCTAAGAACGATGCCATGTTCCAAGCATTGATGAACCACGATAATGAGGACATAGCGCTGCTCTGCGAGGCGAGGCTGGCAGTTAAGAGTACCTTAGAGCGTACACGGGCGCAACGCTTCCTTGATATAGCCCAGCGTGGGACGTTGCCTGTGCCACTTAACTACTACGGGGCGCATACTGGGCGCTGGTCGGCAAGCAGGGGTAGCGGGTTGAACCTCCAGAACCTCAAGCGGGGTTCCTTTCTGCGTCGGTCTATCCAAGCACCTGACGGCTACACCATAGTAGTGTGCGACTTAGCACAGATCGAACCGCGTGTGCTGGCGTGGTTGGCTGACTACCGTACGTTGCTACAGATTTTCTCCTCTGGGCAGGATGCGTACGCAGCGTTCGGGGCGCAGATGTTTGGCATACCGGGCATGACCAAGAGTAGTCACCCTGACTTACGGCAGTCTGCGAAGGCGGCGCTGCTTGGTGCTGGGTACGGCATGGGCTGGGTGTCGTTTGCATCCCAGCTTCTTACGGGCTTTCTGGGTGCGCCTCCGATACGCTACGATACTGCGTTCGCTAAGCAACTGGGTGTGACCAAGGCGATGTTGGTTAACTTTATGGCATATGAACCCAATATGCAGAAGGCTTTGGCTATACCACGTACCTGCACGGACGAGGAGATGGTTATACATTGCGTTGCAGCAAAGCAGATCATAGACAAGTATCGTAGCGCTGCTGCCCCTGTTACTGAGTTGTGGGAGTTGTTCGATGCGCTCATCGTACGGGCGTTGGTTAGCGACAAGACCTTCTCGCACAAGTGCTTGACTTTCAGTAGGGAGCGCGTATTGTTACCAAACGGGATGGCCCTGCGCTACCCCGAGTTAAAAGGAAATCCTGACGAAAAAGGTCGGGTGCAATGGACGTATGGCGATAACAAGAAACTCTATGGCGGTAAGCTTGTAGAGAATGTTGTTCAAGCAGTCGCCCGTTGCGTAATGACAGACGGTATGTTGAGGATACAGAAGCGGTATCAATGCGTACTTACTGTGCATGACGAAGCCGTTGTGCTAGTGCCAGATGAGGAAGCTGAAATAGCTGAGCCGTGGGTGCTGGAACAGATGGTTGCTGAACCACGTTACATGCCGGGTATCCCGTTATCAGCAGAGACGGGTGCCGCCAAACGGTATGGCGATGCAAAATAAAATAAGGAGAAAGCATGGAAGCTGTAAAGATAGGTCGTAAAAAGTACAAGGTTGAGTTTGTTCACTCATTCACAAACAACAGGCGCATGGGAGAGATTGACTATGATGCACGGACAATAACGCTAGGCACGCACTTGGGTAAAAGAGGCCGCAAGCTGACCGACAACGAGTTTGTAGAAACATTCTGGCATGAGGTCATCCATGCCTCCTTAGACGATATGCGTAGCGATATGACATACGATGAGAAGTTTGTTACGGGTCTAGCCAAGCGGATAGTAGGTGTGATGCGGCAACCTAGGAACAACGATGAAAATTACATGGTCTCACAGTGCGCTCAAGGATTACGAAAACTGCGCAAGAAAGTACCATGAGGTAAGGGTACTTAAGAACTACAAGCAGGACAGCACAGAGCAGATTAGGTATGGAGAAGAACTGCACAAGGCGGCAGAGGAATACGTAACAGGTACGCCGCTGCCCCAACAGTTTGATTTCATCCAGCCAACGCTTGATGCGCTGCTAGCCAAGGAAGGAACTAAACATGCTGAGTTAAAGCTGGCGCTTGATGTAGACCTGCAACCGTGCGACTGGTTCTCCAAGGATACGTGGGTGCGGGGTATTGTTGACTTGCTCATCCTTGATACAGAGAACAAGACAGCATGGGTAGTGGACTACAAGACGGGTAACAACAAGTACCCTGACAAGGAACAGCTTGACCTGATGGCGCTGTTGACGTTTGCCATATACCCAGAGATTGAGCAGGTTAACGCTGCGCTGTTGTTTGTAGTAAAGAACAGCATCACCAAGCATAAGGTTGTACGCGCCGAGGCTGACGCGCTGTGGTGGCGGTACAGGGAACGCATTGCGAAGATAGCAGCATCCCATACGCATAGCGTGTGGAACCCCAAGCAATCGGGGCTATGTCCGTGGTGTCCTGTCAGGACTTGTGAGTTTCACCCTAAACATTAAGGAGTAGGAAATGCCATACGTTAACAAACCCCGCCCGTATAAACGGGAAAACGAACTGTATAAAAGCAAGCCTGAACAGATTGCCAAGCGAGTAGAGCGCAACAAGGCAAGGAAAACTCTGATGGACGAAGGGCTTGTTAAGAAAGGTGACGGAAAAGAAGTAGATCATATTGTCCCCCTCGCCAAAGGAGGTAAGAATGTGCGCTCCAATATGCGCGTCAAGAGTGCTACGGATAACCATTCTTTCCCAAGAAGTACGAACCATAAACCAAAGTAACCAATGCAAATCCACGAAAACAAAACGCTGATACTACGTACTAGGCATCCGTCTAAGTACACGGTGATTCCGCGCAGCAAAGACTTAGGTGAAGTTAAAGCAGGGGTACATGAAGTAGCGGTGTACTGGGGGCTGGACGAAGCGCGTGTGCTAAGGAACCTTGGAGTTCGTGACGTACCTTCCCCCATCTTGCGTAACTATGACTGGCCCGGACGGTACACACCGTTTGCACATCAACGCGACACGGCTTCATTCCTCACGCTGAACAAGCAAGCGTTCGTGTTTAGTGAGCCGGGTACTGGCAAGACGCTGGCTGCTCTGTGGGCTGCTGACTATTTGATGAAGCTTGGCAAGGTGCGCCGCTGCCTCATACTATGCCCCCTGTCTATCATGCAAGCGGCGTGGATGGCAGACATATCCAAGAGCGTGTTGCACAGGAGCGCTGTCATAGCGTATCACTCGAAGGCTGAAAGGCGGATCGAGGCTGTCAAGAAGGACTACGAGTTTGTCATAACCAACTACGACAGTCTGCCTATCATCTCTGATGCCGTACTAGCTGACGGGCGCTTTGACTTGATCATAGGAGATGAGGCTAACGCATGGAAGAACACATCCACTACTAGGTGGAAGAAGATGAACAAGCTTATAAAGGCCGACTCGTACGTGTGGCTCATGACGGGTACTCCAGCCGCGCAGTCACCAGAGGATGCGTATGGTCTGGCTAAACTTATCAACGCTGCGGCAGTACCGCGCTTCTCCACAGCATGGCGCGATAAGGTCATGCGCCAGATAACCAAGTTCAAGTGGGTGGCTAAGGATACGGCATACGAGGAAGTTCATAGGGTACTGCAACCCGCCATACGCTTCACCAAAGCGCAGTGCTTGGACTTGCCGCCTGTAATCGTAGTGACGCGTGAGCCTGAACTGACACCGCAGCAGATAAAGTATTACCGTATTCTCAAAGACCAGATGCTCGTACGTGCAGCCGGAGAAACAATAAGCGCTATCAACGCGGCAGCTAGCGTTAACAAGCTTCTACAGATATCGGCTGGCGCTGCGTACACAGACAACGGCGAGGTGGTTGAGTTTGATTGCAGCCCACGGTTGCGCGTGTTGCTGGAGGTGCTAGAGGAAACATCCAAGAAGGTTCTTGTGTTCGCCCCGTATCGGCACAGCATAGATACCATAGGCGCTTACTTGGATAAGCAAGGCATTACCCATAAGAAGATTCACGGTGACGTTACTGCATCCAAGAGAGCGTTGATATTCAACGAGTTTCAAACCACGCAAGACCCGCGTGTGCTTGTCATACAACCTCAAGCCGCGTCACACGGTGTCACGCTAACCGCTGCTGATACGGTTGTCTTTTGGGGGCCAGTAATGTCTGTTGAAACATACTTGCAGTGCATAGCAAGAGCAGACCGTGTAGGCCAGATAGGTGACAAGGTTACTGTGGTGCATATTCAAGCTAGTGACATAGAACGCCGTATGTTCAAACAGTTAAGCGGCAAAGTTGATAATCATACGGCGCTCATCAAATTATATGAGGAGGAACTTGCAAACGATAAAATAGAGGTGTAAAATCTTTGACTAGCAGTACAAAATAATAGGAGAACACATGACAACCGAAGAAGTAATACCAATGGACAAGCTTGCGAAGATTTACATAAAGATTCGCACCAAGGTTCAAGAGTTAACCAAAGACATCACCGAACTAGAAGCACAGAAAGATGAAGTCGCCAACGCCATGCGTGAGCAGATGAAGTTGATCGGCTCCAAATCTGTACGTACAGACTTTGGCACTGTGACAATGCAGTTGAAGACGCGCTACACATCGCAGGATTGGGATTCGTTCAAGACGTTCATGATGCAGAACGATGCCCTTGACTTGGTAGAACGCCGTATATCGCAGTTGAATATGGCTAAGTTTTTGGAAGAAAATCCGGGGATAGTACCGCCCGGTCTGAATGCAGATTCAGAGTACACGATCACCGTTAAGAAACCCACCAACTAGAGGATGAACATGGCTACTAACGTAACAACTTTTAATCCAGCACAACTCCCAGCGTTCGCTCGTAACCGCACGAGTGTGTCGGCGCTGACCAAGGCACTCGCTAATTCTGGCAGTAGCGGGTATCCGCATCGCATATCTATCAAGGGCGGCGTGTTCCGGTTGATTTCCAGCGGTAAGGAGATTGCTTCCATTGAAGAGCGCTACCTCGATGTTGTCATCATTAACGCAGCGGAGTTTGTAACCCGTAAGTTCTATGGCGTTGCCTTTGATGACAACGTAGCTACTGCGCCTAAGTGCTGGTCAACAAACGGGCTTGTACCAGATGACAATGCTACTGATAAGCAAGCATCGGCGTGCGCTTCTTGTGAGCAGAACATAAAGGGTTCAGGCGCTAACGACAGCAAGGCTTGCCGTTCGCAACAACGTATCGCAGTTGTACTTCCTGCTGATCTGTCCGGTAATGTCTTGCAGTTGGAAGTACCCGGCAAGTCGCTGTTCGGCAAAGAAGACAACGGTAACTACCCACTCAAGGCTTACGCTTCTTGGGCTAAGGCACAAGGGTATGACACCGACATGGTGATTACCCGCATCAAGTTCGACACCGCCGAGTCACACCCCAAGCTGTTCTTCAAGTCGATGCGCTACCTCTCTGACGATGAGTTTGAGATTATCGAAAGCCAAGCTAAGACTACGGATGCCAAGGATGCTGTTCTTCTTAACCTTGGTGGAGGGGCTGCGGCTCCCGCAGCTAAGAAACTGGCTGCTCCGGTAGTTGAAGTAGAGGAAGAAGCACCAGCACCCAAACCTAAAGCCAAGGCTAAAGCCAAGGCTGCGGAGCCAGACGAGGAAGAAGCCCCTGCCGTAGAACCTACGGTGCGTAAAGCTGCTGAAGCACCTGCGCTGCCAGCACGCAAAGCATTGGCTAGTGTTGTAGCCAACTGGGACACGGACGACTGATAAAAAGGGAAAGGGGGCTTAGGCCCCCGAATACATTATGGCTTATACAACTAAGATTACTAAAGACATCACTAGCGCCCATAAGACTGAGGGCAATATGCTAGGCAGAC